AGATGGCTCAAAGTTCTTTAAGGTTGCAGCAGATCCAGGCATGTTAATACCTTGCTGAAGAGGACTTAAGTTTGTAACTAAGCCACCCTTAAACTCTACAGGAAATGATTCTCTATTCGTTGCCATGTATTAGCTGACTCTGCTCTGAGAAGCGAAGGCTCCGATAGTGCTACCCGAAGTAACAGTGGAACGAATGTATTCATACTTATTGATGTAGAGACTACGCATCTGTTTAATACCTTCTTCAAAGTTATTCTTCATAAGGTTAGCTTCTTGTGTCTCTCCTCTAAACATGTACGCAGTGTGCATTGCGCCCTCTACTATAATGTATCTAAACTGAATAGGTAAACTAGGTACGTCTGTAGCAGCAGCTAAGTCTGTAGGTAATGTGAAGTAATCAAAAGTTAACTGGTACTGTTTGTCTGGGAATGGGTATAGTAGGAAATTGTTGTCTAGTGTACGTACAATAAACGTAGGTGATCCACCTCCTGAGAATTGTGTTACAACGACATCATCAGCTATAAGGGCAGCTGTTGTACTATTCACACCTCGTGTACAACCTGTGAAAGTATTCCCTGATATACCAGTGTAAGTTATTTGTTCCCCACCTACAAACAAAGTTCCTGTTGCACTAAAACCTGTCGATGACGTAACTGGTATTATTGTTACTGATGCTGATAGTCCACTGGACGCATCAATAGTTGTAGAATTAATTTCATCTTCTTGATTTATGTATTGGTTTTCTATGTATTCGTTGTAAGGAAGGGTGCCTAAGCTAACCCCATCAAAAGTGATTGTAGCATCTTTCTTAAGCCTAGCCGTATTGTAGTCAACGTACTTAGCGTCAGTAGGTATTAAATAACGTGTCACCCCAGGTACAAGTGTAACAGTGCTCGTAGAGTGATTAAAAGGGTAGGCAAATTCATGTTGATTGATGTAACGTATAGCTACATTAATAGAGTCTCTAACCATAGCATATTCACCAACTGCAGAGGTAAAGTTAGTAGCAGTAAGTTCAACCTCGTTAAGTCGTCTATTTACGTCATTAACTAAGCCTAGATAATCATATGCCATTATGTTTCCTTAAGATGTAGCAAAGGGGCCAGCGTTATGCCAGCCCCAAAGTTTAGTCTTTATGCAAGTAGGTCACGATCTACTTCTTGAGCAGTGAAGTCACCAACTTCGCTTACGTCCATCAACATAGCAAATACACGTATTTTACCAGCAGTAAAGGTTGCCCCTGAACCTGCAATAGTAAGATCTAGTGTTTCATCTGCAGGATTAACAAGAACGCCAGCAGGTGCTACGGATGGTGCATAGACAAGATCTGCTGCTCCATCAATATCAAATGCTGCAACATACTCGTTGTTATCTGCAGCGTTACCAAGAGTTGACGTTGCGTCAGTACCTGAGTTCATAGTAGCGCTTTCCATGACCTGAAAACCAGCCCATAGAATAACGTTTGAAGCAGGTACTGTTAGTGCTTGGATGATGTCTCCAGAAGAGGCGTCAACTGCACTTGCAGTAAGATCGATAGTATTCTCGATCATATAGGGCTTTCTCGAAGGATTACCTGTCCCACGAGTCGGCGCTAAAAATGTAGTAAGAGTAGCCATAAGTTATTTCCTCCCTTAAGCTGCGTTATAACGAGCAGTTACGATTGCTTCAGGACGAAGAATCTTCCTACCGTATAGGTGCATACCACGAACAATGTCAGCAAAGCTGTCAGGGTCACGATATGTTTCAGTCTTGTTGATCTGCTCAGCAGTTGCTACTGAAGAGTCATGACCAGCTACGATAACACCGAAGTTAGTCAACTGATTTGCAGTACCTGAAGTACCTGATCCTGTGCCTACAGCAGGCAGATTGGATGAAGTATATACACGGAAACCGTGGAAGTTATTCAGGGTCAAACCATTACGAAGTGCACCAGATTCACCGTAGTCAGCATTCATTAGACGTGAATCTTCGTCAGCTAAGATTTCCATAAACACTGGATCAACTACCAGCCAGCGACCTTGTGAGTCAACTTGCTGTTGATCGAGCAAACGTTTCATGCGTGAGATTATCATCGCAGGAGAAACAGTAGCAGTTGGAAGTGATGTTGCACCTGGCATACGGGCAGTCACAGGAATTGAGTGAGTACCAGCTGAGGTAGTAGTAATATTTCCAAAATCGCCCTTGTGGAGCTGCATTGAGGATAGTAACTCATTCGCACCTGAAGTAGTTACAGCTTTAGTACCATTAACAGTTGTGTTAAGGGCAGTAGCTACTGCATGTTGATCAGCTTGTGCATAGCCAGACATATAGCCAAGAACTTCTTGGTCATGGTTGTCAGCTAAACGGTAGGCTGCACGATTGGTTGCAAGATCCATGAAGTTCACATGCGAATGCGCCTCTTCAATATCGTCCATTTTAAAAGCAAAGTAATTAGCTTTATCAATGACCAATGTAAAATCTTCGTCGTCCAAATCTTGGGCTGTAACTTGTGTGCCCCTCGAATATTCTTTTACAGAAATTTCAGGTTCTTTGATAATTTGGACTGTATCACCTTGGGCAGAAATCTCCCCAAAATAATCTGAGTTCGTAATGTCGCCACAGACAGTACTCTTGCGGAATGCAAGCTGTACTTTTTTAGAATAGATTATTGGGCTAAAATTACCATTTGGTAGATTGCCATAACCTGATGCGGTTGCGAAAGCCATTGGATAAATCCTCCTGTTAAGTGTTAGGCTTTATGAAATTGAGATACACATCTCTATTAAGAGTGAGTTGCTGCGCATCTCGACTCAAGAAACTAAACAACATTGTAAAGAGGCTGAGTATTTTCTAGGGTGCAAGTTTAAATCAATCGGCCAACCGATATAAACTTGGGCCTGTACTTAATCAGGTAGTTCTTATTAGTGTGTTTAAGTTTTAGGGAACAGAGTACGAGGTAGTCCTAGTGGAGGCTCATTGTAATCTGCTCTTAGTTATACTTCTAGCTGTGCAGTTGTCAAGTGTTAACGTGCATTTCCAGAAATATCATAGACAAATTTGCCATTACGCATAGCTTTATTAATATCATCCATGTTGGCTTCAAAGTCTTTAGAAGACATTTTAGCTATATCAGACTCACGGATTTGTCCGTCAGACTCATCAGCATCTAATTTAGTCTTTGAAGTATTACTAACCATACCAGCTGCTGCTTTAGTATTAGCTTTCTTAGCTTGCTTGGTTAATCCCTTGTCGATCTTATAAAGATCAATAACTCTTACTACAGAACGAGCATCATCTGCATTTTCATATACAGCATCTTGAACCCACTTAGGTTGCTCTTCAGCCCAGTCATGGAAAGAATCAGATTCTTTTATATTTAAAAAGTCTGGGTGAGTTTCCATAATAGTAGCTTCAGCTGTTTTACGTACTGCGGTATCTTGTAACTCATCTAAATGTTGTAAGCGTGACTCAGCTTTACTAAACATTTCTTTAGCTTTTTTAGCTGCAATAGTTTCTACTATGCCGGCTACATCAGGATATTCTCTAGACCAAGCTTCAATGTCTTCATCAGACTTAGGCAGTACAACAGCCTCACCTTTCATACGAGCTTCAAGCTTACTGAATTGATCCTGCCATTCTTTTTCTTTCTCTGACATATGACGACGAAGATCACCATAACGTTTCTTAAAAGACTTTTCTTCACGGTTTAGGTCTGAGTCATCTTCCGATGCTTCACCTTCCGCTGTGGCTTCTTTTTGTTTGGGATCACTTGCATCCGATACTTCGGTTGCCTCAGATCCTTCGCCATCGGATTTTTCTTCGTACTCTTCTCCACGGGCCTCTGCCTCTAGTCGTGCTATTTCTTTTTCTTCAGCTTCCATAGCTGCACGTTTTTTAGTTTGGTTATATCCACGATCTACAAATCCTGCAATCTTTGGGGATTTTATTGTGTTTAGTTCAGGCATAGTGTATTCCTTATGTTGGGGCCAGCATTATTGCTGGGTAGCCTTATCGTTGTTTACTTCTTCTTCTTACGTTTCTTTATTAGTCCACCTTTGTTACGTCCACCTTTTGCTTGACCATCTTCATCAAGTTGACCTGATTTAATCTTTGCAGCAATAACTTTTTTATTCTGTACTAAACGATTAACTTTATCTGCTTTTGTTAATTGATCTTCAGTCTTTGAAAGTTTCTGGCCTAATA